AACACACAGCACTAAAGCATGAATCGTCACTAAAAACTAAACCAGAAGTGTCTACAGGATTCCACACATCTTTAAAACCAGTTTTCAACTCATCATGTGAAGGTGTACCAATAAAAGTACACCTCCGAACAGGTGAATACAAAAAACTAGCAATGCACTTCTTGAAAAATTTTGTAGCGAAACCAGCAACTAAAGACGCAGTTGTACCCAAATCGCCAATCAATCTAGGGTATTTACCATGTTTAGCACGCTCAAAACGTTTGAGCTTGCCGATCATGTTTTTACGCATCCAAGTTCGACTCGACCAGTCACCAAGATTGATGAAATCTAACATGGCTTGTGCACGTAGCTTATACTTGCCATGAGTCGGGTCAAAAGCATACAATATCATTTCATCCTCAAATGACAAAGGCTGCTTATCATGCTCATTCAAAATATGTCTGCTTAAAGCTGTTTGCCACCGACGAGCGCATCGACGTTGTAGGAACAACGTTTGGTTTAACGGTAAATTGACGCCAGGTGGATTATGGTCAGCAGTTTGCCTGATCAAGGCTTTTGCAATATTATGGGAAGACAAACCATACACAACACTACTATTACTAAAAAAGGGACCATAAACGGTTTCAAACGAATTGTCACATTTCTCGTCAACACAATCAAAGTAATCAGGTGTCGACATCCATGTTTCAAACGCTGCCGGATAAGGCCCCTCCGTATACGCACAAGCGACATAATCCGCATAAAACTGGTCATAAGCGGTACGACCGACGCCGTAACCAGGTATGGGATATTGGGTATTCCTACTATATACCCATTTAAAAGATCTTCTAAACTCCTTAACTACACTACATTCAACAGGTATCATCTTGTATGGCCCACACCAGGTGATACCATTCATGATGCTGCCAATTCCCTACGCTACTGGAAATATATTCTGATGGTGCGATGTATGTTCACGACGAACGCTGGCACGCAATTTCTCTTGATAATAGACAAGCGCGCTGTTGTTCATAATGCTCCAATACAATACAACGTCATTTGGGAATGTTGCACATAATGTGCTCATCAACACATCAACAGTGTTAACGTTACACCTAATACTGGAGTGCTTGGTTCTCAAGCACTCTATGTACTTCATAGAAACGTCAACAATCTCGAACGAGTTGAAATTACCACTATAGAAATCCAAATGATTAGCAGTCTCCGATCTCAAATTCCACGATGACAACTCAGCAAAACTAGCGTCATGAGGAACATTGGAATCAAAGGCCCCACCATCGATACGCGCATATAATGCACGAAAAAGACGAACACATAACCATATTGCAACACAAAAGAACAGCAACACGTAAACGTGTGTGTCCTCTTGAAATAACGCAAACATGGACTCAAGTAAATAGTCAAACACACAGGGAAAATACCTATCAAATGACCAACCAACTGTATCAACACAGCGGTCGTAGGAATAAACATAAAATATAAACAAACACCCTGCAATTAAAGTAACACGCATTAAAAAGTTAACCCAATTAAACGGAAACCTAGACTTCTTTTTGTAATACAATTTTGCAGGAATAACACACATCTCCTTCTCTAACTCTTTTTCTTCTTCTCTACCTTCACCAAAACTAAACAAACTACGATTGTTCACGAAATCAGCCATAGACTTGTCAACAGGGCGTGGACCGTACTGCACCCTTCCCCCTCGATTATTCAAACCCCGACGATATCTGTTGGTTTTAACCAAATGTCCATTGCGAACACGATCAGCTTGATCCAGGTCATCAGTGTTGGTGGCCTCACCATTATTACCGTTGATCTGACAAACATCAATCAATCTTGGATCAACAGAATAACATGGAACCACAGATCCAGAAAAAACCCACACACCAGCACATCTCTCGCGTTGGAATCGCTCGTGATACTGACTGCGTTCCCAAACACGAATGTCATGACAAAATCTACACATATAAGTTTCACAACAACCATACCAATTTTCTATCCAACCTAAATTACAACTACACAAAATACCCGTGCGAAGCGATTGTGGCATAGAACTGTTACCACATGATGCTTCATATCCACACGGGTCACACCAAAAACACATACGACACTCACTACAATATATACAAGCCCAGTTGTCGCACTTGACACATCTAATACCACGAGGGTTCTTAAAAGCACCGCCGACACCGGGAATAGCAGCTTGCGCCGCAGGCACGCTAAGGAGAATTTCGTGTTTCCGCGAGCTGTGAGGGAGCTCTGCCTGCCCATTGTTCATGATTGGAATTGGCCATATGATAATGGACTTAAAGAAAAATGTTTGAAGTAAAAGGTAGCACCGTCTATATGACCGCAGTCTAGACACCAGCATCTATCAGATAGCATGCTTTGAGCTTATGGCGTCGCTCTAGGATTTGAGTTAGAGTTCGATTCTTCTGTTACGAACCCCATATCGCTGTGGTCCGGAATCGCCGGATAACACCATGCGCGATAAAGCACTGGTGACCAATTGTGTGGCGGATGATGCCATTTGCATTTGCCAATCTGGATTAGCCCGATCCAGAAATTGAACGGCGCGAGTGATGTACCCAGGGTTTTCAGTACCGGTCGGTTGCTGTTGTGGCATTCCGATGTTAGGCTCAGGTCTCCATTCGATATTCTTATAACAATCAATGACATAATCAGAGATTGCAGTGATATTGTCGAACGCGAACCCAATACCAAAAACACCAGAATGACGCACATAACTAGACAATGTAGTATTGCCGGTGCTAGTACTTGAAGGGTTGATACATCCTTCATCCTCCGCGCGGAAGGTGGCTTCCATGGATGGCCGCCATTTAACCTCGAAGCTGTCAACAGCGCGAGCCATAACAGTCGAGTACTGCGCCAATTGTGACACAGTTGGTGGTAAGTCACCAG